CTTCAGCAATCACTTCGGGAGTAATCCTGCGATCTCTTTTGATCATAATTAGGATGTTCTTTTCCCAAAGATTTAAATCCAATTCTGTAAGCTGAAACCGATAAGGCATTGACTTAACAATCATATAGTCATCCCTATTCACACCACACGATGCGAACTCTGCTAATAGTAGTTCATCCTTCTCCTGTGCGCTAAATTCTTGTATTTCGTTGTCAATTGACAGCATCGTGTTCACCTCTTCATCATTCAATCCCAGACTACTTTTTAAAAGTAGTTTTGCCTGTTCCTGACTGATCTCGCCTTTCTCAAATTTGCGGATAATACGCGTTAAGCTTTGCCATTGGCGGCCCGTTAAGTTCTTTAAATTCTCATTAACAATAGCCTGCTGAACTTGTGAAGGCTGCACCTCTGTTTGTGCAATTTCAGGATACTGCGAAGCGTCAATACCTACCTTTTCAAGTAACCACTTTTTCGGCGCTATTTGTAATAAAGTAGCTTCGCTAAATTCAAAGCCTATAGGCTCAACCGGAATGATCTTCTTTTCTACTCCTGTCAGTTCTGCAAACAATATTTCTAAAGCTTGCTGTTTATCGTTGCAATATGTCGACTTAAATATTTCATAAGCGTCACGGATCTCAGATCGACCTCCCAAACTACCTTCAACACGAATACCGAAAAGCATCGGAGAGGTAATTTGATGACCTGAAAACAACTCCTCCTGAATACTTTTTGCAAGTATGTCAAAATGTTTGTCAAGATCAGTGCTGCTTAAATCATCCATTTGCGGACGCTTATTCGGATCTTTTCCGAAATTCAGCACAATATTTCCCGCATTCTCACTGCCTGTAAACTTATTCTTAAAGCCTTTTTCTATCTCTCTTTTCTCTTCCTCTGTTGGTATACCCTCAAAGAAACTAATCATCTTTGAAGCAAACATACCGTTTGTAATTGTACTTAAATGGTATTTGCTGATCTCTATATCAGTCTGTATGGCATTTAAAGCACCCATATAGCCGGGATAAGAATAAGTCTCAACTCCTGGTCTGTATTCTTTGTAGTAAAGAATCTGAGTTTGATTCTTAAGCATTGCAGGATCTTCCTTAGGATTGTATGCTGCAAATACCTTAGGCTCTTCGCCTTTCTTATAACTCTCCCAATCCTTAATAAAAAACTGAGTATTGTCTTTGCTCGATCTTACTTTGTGATAAGGTATGTGATAATAAGCCGCTACCTTTCCAAGCTGATTGTATTGCACCTCTATATAGCAACCTCCAAAAACCTCAACATCCAAACATACTTTTTTCAATACTTCATTACAGCTTTCGTAAGGATTAGCGGCCATTGGATCGTTAAATCCTTTACCTACAATATAATTTACTTTGCCTAAAATGATGCCGTTGTGCTTGCTGCTTTTATTAAACATATTTAAAAGCAGATTCGGGAACTTGTTATCTTCACCAAACAGCACCCAACCTTTGTTGGGAAGTTCCTTCATTACAGGGACTTTCACATCTGCAAACTTTATAAAACTGATTCTACTCTGCATCGTATATTTTGTAAGTTGTTGGATTATCGTATTTCGTTGTCGTTACATCCTGACCGTCTGATAAAAACATTAAACCTGTCTCCACAATATCGCCTGCATTCGCTTCGTTTGTATTTGAAGTACTTGCCTGTTCATAAGCAGTATATTTAAACCACCCCTCTTCCTTAGTCGCAAAGTAAGTATTCACTACAAAGGTAAACTGATTGTACCTATCTTTAAACAGGCTCTGATCGGCACTATTCACCAAAACAAACTTCACTTTTTCGTTCGTTGTTCTCGATTGAAAAACAAAAAGGAAGTTAGCATCTAAGATTGTCTGCTTTTCTTTCAACGTTACGTATATCGTTGCAGTTGTTCCTTTTGTTAATTTGATCATCTTTGTATAAATACGTAATAACAAAAAACGCCCGCCTATTTGCAGGCAGGCGCTTTTACCTATTCTTCTTCAATTATCAACCGGCAGTCTCAAGTGCAGCCGCTACAGAACTATTAACTTCATAAAGTAGATCCGGCTCTTTACCCATAAAATTCAGAGTGTATCCGCTACGATCTCCGAATGCTGTTCCGCTTCCGCTTTCAGATGCACCCATATCCAAACCTCTTTCTTTTCCTAGCATCCAAAACTTATTATTGTTATCCTTTACAACTGCAATTACAATGTTTTGTGCTAACAATTTCAATTCAGTATTTACAGCTGCTGAAAGTTTGTTTACTACAATTGTAAGGTTTTGCTCGAAAAACAAAGTTCCGTTTTCAGCAGATACTTGCGGATTGTGAGTGAAGTTGCCTGTTTCTTTTGGCAGTTCATATTTCCAAAAACGCTTACCGCTTGCCTTAGTTATTCCGGTGATAACACCTGAAGCATTTGCAGCGATAGATGAAACGTTTGCTTTCTCAATAAAGAAAACCTCCGTAATACCACCAGCTGAGTCCTTACAGTCTAAACTATATCCTTGTGTTAATGCGCAGGGCATAATATTTGTTTTAAAAAGGGAGGAGTTTTTCCCCTCCCTTAGTGATTAATTAATTACGCTTCGAAACGTACAACTTCATCAGGGAAAGCAAGCTGAACACCGATTTTCAGACTTGTACTATACTTCACGTTGCGATCATCTTGAGAGTACCACATTTCAAAACGGCTCTCTTCACCTTCAATATCTGTTCCTAAGAACACATTTGACATTCTCATCGCATAGATATCGTTTGTGCCATTCAGACCGTGAACAGGAACTACTTTGTAAGAAGTACCAGGAACGAGGAACTCAGAATCTGCAGCGTTATTTGTAGAACCTGGATTGTAGTGAAACAAATTCAGATCAACATATTTCTGAATGAGAAGAGTATAAACATCCCAACCGCAGAAGATACGAACATCAGCCTTACCTTTTACCGCTGCAGGAAGAGCATTGATAACTGCAAGAACAGATTTTTGTGCTTTTTCCATTGTATCGATCCCTGTGATAGGAGCGCCTGTTCCGTAAAATCCTGTAACGTTTGCATTTACAGATGTACCAGCATCAGCGATGTGTTGACGAATACCTTTGAACTTATTTAAAAGTCCGTTAGTACCACCGTAACCGCTACCGGTTGCAGTCCATATTGCAGTCTCGAGAGCTTCGGCAATCTTACCAGCTTTGCGGCCAGTGTATTCAGCAGCAAAAGCGATTGTATCATAATTAGACCCCGCTGGCAAAGCCTTCTGAAGATAAACAGACTCGAGATCCTTAGGACATAAAGTTTCCTGAACTTTGATTTTTCCTACAGTCAAAGTGCGCTGAGTAAACTCAGTAGTTCCGCTTGTTTGGAAACCGCAACCTGAATCATCCTGAAAGAAAACATCGGTATCCATACGGTTAACGGTTTGACTTGACTTAACGCCTGTCAATACGTTACCTTCGGAAAGGATCAGCTGTTGAGTACGAGCCTCAAACAGCGAAGCAGTAACGAGCTGTTGCTCATTTTGTTCTGTGTAAGCCGTAAGGCCTGTAACTAAAAAAGCCATTTGATTTTATTTTTTAAATTGTGAAACGAATTGTGAATAAGAACGGATTTTATCTTCTTTTGTAGAAGCTGAATGTTTTTTAAAGTTGTTTGGAACTTCTGCAGGCGCTTGTGAAGGAACGTTAACTAAAGTTTCAACTAAGCTAATCAGACCTTGCATTGCTTCGCTTTGCTTACCGAATGCAGCTTTGAGACCTTCGTAATCAGATTGTAAAGCAGAAAAAGAAGTTTCATAAGCTGAAAATTTACCTTCCATTTCAGCTATTTTCTTTTTCATTTCCTCTTCTTCTTTCTTCTTCTCTTCGTCCTCTTTGCTTTCGATCTCAATTTCAACTTTCTCCTCAACTTCTTTTGGCATGATTTCAGCAATAACACCACCTTCTGCCAAAACAATCTTTGTGCCATCGGCCAAAGTATGTTCACCGGCAGGAGCAGGTGTGCCGTCCTCAAGGGTTACAACACCGCCAACCTCTAACTTATCAATCATGATTTTTGTGCCGTCCTCCAAAGAGTAGGAAGGGGCCGCAGCTGTTTCTTCTTGAAAAACAAGCTTTTTAACTTCTTGCAATAATTCAATCGGATTCTTCATGCCACTAAATAC